GGATAAGTTATTTTGAAAAGATATACAAAAGAACTAATATAGAAGATTATATAAATAACATTAAAGAATGGAGACACAATATTGTTTGTGATTATAATTCAATAAATAAAACAAAATTTGTATCTAATTTAATGAATATGGATTTAAAATTTGGAGAAGCAATATTTATTGCTAATTTACCAAATGCTGAAACTATTCCACATAATGATTCATATGAATATATTAATGTATTGTGTAATATTATTTCGGATAAGCCGTGGGAGCACATATTTTATAATAGAAAAAATAAAGAAATAGTTAAAGGAACATTGAATTGGGGGGATGCTTTTGTTTATAATAATAAAGATTATTATTGTGTAAGAAATAAATATGATGGAAAAGCTTATCTAGAATTAAATATTAATTATTATTCATATAATAAATATAATATACAGAATAATATTTTTACAGGGATGGCTTTTGATCCATTATTAAACAAGATATATTCTAAATTAAAAGAAGATTAAAATGAAACTAAAACATGATTGGTGGTTTTTTAAAAAAGGTGTTATTATAAAAGATTGCAACAAAATTATAGAAACATTTTCTTCATTTGAAAAAGATAAAGGTATAACAGGACAGTTTGGTAAAAATAGAGATCTTAAAAAAAAACCTTTAACAAAAAAAGAAAAAGAAAATTTAATTAAACAAAGAGACTCCTCTGTTGTTTTTTTATCCGATCAATTAACTTATGATATAATTATGCCTTTAGTATTCACTGCAAATAAAAATTCTGATTGGAATTTTGAAATTGATTGTACTGAGACAAGTCAATTTACAGAATATAAAAAAAATAATTTTTATAACTGGCACCAAGATTGTTGGAATGAGCCTTATCCAATTGAAAACAATACTTATGCAAATAAAATAAGAAAACTTAGTTCTGTTTTATTATTAGAAGATAGTTCTAAATACACAGGTGGAGAGTTTCAATTTTATTTTCAAAATAATCCTGAACAAAAACCTGAGATAATAACATTAGATAATTTTTGTAATAAAGGTGATTTTTTAATATTTCCATCTCATATTTGGCATAGAGTTTTACCGGTTACAAAAGGAAAAAGATATTCTTTAGTTAATTGGCATTTGGGAAATCCATTTAAATGAAAAGTATAGCTATAGTGGGAGGAGGAACAAGCGGATTAATTGCTGCTTTAATATTAAAAACAAAATTTCAAAAAAAAAAAATAGATATTATTAAATCAGATAAAATTGGAATTATAGGAGTAGGGGAAGGTAGTACTGAGCACTGGTTAGATTTTTGTAATTACGTAGGTATCACATTGCAAGAATTATTAAATGAAACAGGGGCTACTTTTAAATATGCTGTTTACTTTAAAGGATGGACAAAAGAAGATTATATACATTTTGTAGATGGTAATTGGGAAACTCAACATGGAAATTATTATTCATTATATGGATCAGCTATATCTAAAAAATTAAAAAATAAAGATATTGTAGCTAATTTTATTTTTAAAAATAAAATATCTAAAGATAGTTTTTCAAATCAATTTCATTTTAATACACTTAAATTAAATGATTTTTTAATAAAAAAATGTAAACAAAAACATATTAATATAATTGAAGATGAAATAATAAAAGTAGAGCATTCTGAAAAAATAGAATGTTTAATAAGTAATAAAAAGAAATATAAATATGATTTTTATATAGATTCTACTGGATTTAAAAAATTATTAATATCCTCTTTAGGTTCAAAATGGATTTCATATAATAAATATCTACCCATGAATGAAGCTATTGCTTTTCCAACTCCTCCTACGGGTGATTATGATGTTTATACTTTATCAGAGGCAATGTCTTCAGGATGGAGATGGAGAATACCAACACAAGATAGATGGGGAAATGGTTATGTATTTTGCAATGATTTTATTAATGCTAGTCAAGCAGAAGAAGAAATAAGTAAAAAATTTAATCATAAAATTGAAATTGCTAAAAATATTAAATTTAATTCAGGTCAATTAGATAGAAGCTGGATTAAAAATTGTTGCGCTGTAGGTCTAAGCTCTAGTTTTTTAGAGCCTTTAGAAGCAACAGCTATAGGTACAACTATACAACAAATGTTCTTGTTAATTAATTATATAAGTTCTTTTAGTGATAAAGATGTAAATCAATTTAATAAATATAATTCTGACATTACAAATAATAATTTAGATTTTGTATTATTACACTATTTATGTAAAAAATCAGATACAAAATTTTGGAATCATATTACAAATAATATAAAACTTACAGACACCTTGTCTGAAAATCTTGAAAAATGGAAACATAGACTACCAAGAAAAACTCTTGATATTAATATACCTTATACTTTATTTGGTCCTAAAAATTATATATTAATTTTAAATGCTTTAAATTTATTTAACACGGAGAGTATTAAAAAAGAATATGTAAAAGAAATAGGCATGGAAAATGAAATAATAGATAAAAAACTAGATACTTTACTTAAGATGAAATATACATTAATAAGTCATAAAGAAATGATAAATAATAATAAAATAAATGTCCTTTAAAAAAAATAAATATATAGTTATTAAAAAAGCGTTGTCTAAAGAATTTTGCGAGTTTTTATGGAACTACAGTATTGTAAAAAGAGATTTTTATAGAGAAGTAAATAAAAATAAAAATAAATATATAACAAATCTTCATTTAGGAACGTTCGGTGATGCTCAGATTCCAGGAAGTAATACATATAGATGTTATGGTGATTTAACTATGGAAACTATTTTATTAAAATTACAAGGAACAATAGAAAAAAATACAAAGTTAAACTTAGTTCCAACTTATTCGTATACAAGATTTTATGTAAGAGGAGATGAATTAAAAAAACATAAAGATAGAGAAGCATGTGAAATATCTGCAACATTATTTTATGGTGGTGATAAATGGCCTATATACGTTGATGATAAAAAAATTGAATTAAATTATGGTGATGTTTTAATTTATAGAGGAATGGATGTTGAACACTGGAGAAAACCTTTTAATGGAAATGAATGCTTTCAAGTTTTTTTACATTATAATGATGTAGATGGTCCTTTTAAATATTTTAATAAAAATGATAAACGGTTTTTTATTGGTGCCCCTGTATTAGCTATGGACATGCAATAATTAATTATTATGGATTTTTATTCTTTACTTAAAGAAAAAATCTACGCTACAAAAAAACAACAAGAAGAAGAATTATGGGATGTTGAAGGTATATTACATAATCAAAGTTTTAAATTCGACACAAGTCCAATACAAAAATTTGATAATAATGACCGTGGAAAAATAGGTACTTTTAAATCAAAATCGGATAAAGTAGTTTTTGAATTTAAAGAAGTTTGGGTTATTGTTGATACTCCTGAAATGCATAATTATATAAAAAAAAATAATCTTACCAGTGTTCCTTTACAAGATTTAATATCTAAATTAGAGTGGAACATAATAATTAAAAAGAAATAATGTCTCTTGAACAAATCTTAATTGCAACATTAATATGGTTATTATTAACTTACATTGTTTATTTTAAATGTTCTTTAAAAAGTATTAAAAAAAGTTATGGAATGTGGTTTAATAAAAAATATTGGACTGATTATAATATAGTTGAATTTTTAAGTTGGTTTGCAAAAGCAATAATAATTGTTCCAGGTTTGATATTTAAAATACAATTATGGTGGTTATATTTTTTTACATTATTTACAAGTTTAACATTAATATGGGCTTCTAATAAAAAATTACTTCCTACATTAATAGGTTTTAATACATTATGGGCATGGATATCATGTATGGTATTGGTACAACATGTAATAAAATGATTATGTTTAAAAGAAGTAAAATTAAAAGAATTGATTAAAAACATAGACTGGAATATTATCTTACTTAAAAAATAGTGCTATAATAGGCATAAATATGCCATTAAAAAAGATACCTTTACCTCCAGGCTTTGATAAGAATGATACAGCATCTCAAGCAGAGGGACGTTGGATTGATGGAGATAATGTACGTTTTCAATATGGATCACCTGAAAAGATAGGCGGTTGGGAACAAATTAATTCATCTATACTAGTAGGAGCAGCTAGAGATATACATTCTTGGTTTGATTTAACTGGTAGACGTTATGTGGTTATTGGAACAGATAAAGTTTTATATGTTCTTTTTGATGAAGTATTTTATGATATTACACCACTTAGTACAGCACTAACAAGTTGTACTTATACATCAACTACAAGTTCTACAACAGTTACAATTAACAAAGCTGGACATAATCTAGTTGTTGGTAATTTAATTAAATTTTCATCTGTAACAACACCAGGACCAACTACAACAAGTTTTACAACTGCTAATTTTGAAACTAATTCATTTGAAGTTAAAACAGTACCAACTGCAAATACATTTACAATTACTATGCCTGTTACAGAAACAGGAACAGGAGTTACTACAGGTGGATCACTTACAACAAATCCTTACGTCATAGTAGGCCCAC